GGAACATGGCTCAGACTTATAAACGCGATCCTTTCCAATATACCGGGGAAACGCTCGAACGGATTCCGCAGAGCGTGCTTGACATCGCGCAGGGAATTTACGATCAGGTCACTAATCCGCTTGCGGCGGCGCAGGGGATTTACGAAGCGGCGTCCCATCCGCTCGATACGGCCGGGCGGGCGTATGGGCATTACGCCACGCGGTATAAAAATCTCCCGACCGCGCTCGACACTTTTCGCCGCGATCCGGCGGGGGCGGCGGTTGACTTTATGCCACTGGCGATGCTGCGGCGGGGTGCAGGTATTCGCCCGCTTGAGGGCGAGGTTATGCCGCCCAATAGGCCGATGGCTGGAGGAGGGCAAGGCCGGGGCGGACAGACGGTTGAGGGCAGAGCTGGCTTGAATGCGCCACGAGGACTCGAAGACCTTTCTGTGCGGAGTGGTCCGCCGCGAAATGTTCCAATGTCGCCTCCGCGAAATGCTTTCGAGCAGAACACGATGGATGCCTATTACCGCAACACCGGGAGCGGTCAGTATGGCCCTTACACGCCGGGGGCGCAGTCGGGCTTCGCCTATCGGCCGGAACACATGCGTCGGACTTCCGACATGCTCCAGCCGGAACCGGGGTATGTTGATGTCACGGCTGTCCAAAATCCCTCTGAGTTCTATAATCAGGGGATGGAAGATTTTCTGGCCGAGCAGATGCGGGCTGGAAATCGCGACATCATGCGGCATGAGTATTTTGGTAGGCCCTCGGGGATGAGGCCGAATTACGGGGAAGTGCCGGAAGGGTATGTGTCGCCGTTTGAACGGATGGCCGCGCCGGGCGTTCGGGGCCGATCAATGCGCCCGCCCTATGGCGTCGGGGGCGAAGGAAAGGGCTATTTCGGGAACATGCCCAACCCCGGCATTGAGCCCCGCCCCGGTCGCGGGCCGGATGGCTTTGTGCTGCCGGAAGGGCGTCAGGGTGGCGCGATGGTCCCGCAGGGTGAAAGGCTTCCGCAAGGCAGCATTAGCTATGCCCCTGAAGGTATGGCGCAAATTCCTTATAGCCCGAATCTGCCGGTCATGGCCTCTGGTCGTGGTATGGTTCCGACTGAAATCCCTGGGGAGTTCTATGAGGTTCGGGGTCTTGCAGGGCCGCGTGAAATGGGACCGCTTGGTGCTGCCGGGGAACGTATGGTTCCTCCGAATGCTGATCGGGGAATGCCCTATGGACGTGCGGCGATGATGGCTGGCCCTGCGGCAGCAGCACTTTACAATTCACCTCTCCAAGGGGAAGTTGGAAATGCGCTCGATCCGTATGGCTTTGGTCTTGGATCGACTGCACCGAATCGGACGATGCAGGAAATCTGGCCGATCGGTCCTGCCGAACGGCAGAGGAAACTGCCTGACATGGCAATTCGGGGGCGGAAAGCCGAAGGCCAAAAGGCCAAAAGCTCACAGGCTAAGGGCCAGCAGACTAAGAGCTCGCAGCCTGAAACCCGCAGAGCCGAGCCGCCTGTTGCTGAGCAGGGCTGGGAACCGAACTTGAACTACCTTGTGACTTCTGCTCTTGATCGGCTGTTTGGTCAGAATGAGGCGGAACGGGGCAGGGCGTTCCAGCAGTATTACGAAAAATAGGGGCTTATCCCCTTTTGGAGCCAAACATGAAAAGAGAGCCGCTGATTAGACTGCCGGGTAAGGGCGCTCACGCTCACCATCTTGTCGCAAAGACTGCGAAGGAGATGGCGGAAGAGGTGTATGAAAAGAACGCATCTCGATCGAATGAGTTTTATGCGGAATACCCTGACCTCCAGTCGTATGTTGAAAAATGCTGGCCGTTGTTCTTGGAGGCCGCTAGAGCCACACTCGCACAACTTCTTACTTCAAGCCTAGATGAAAACTTGAAAATTCAAATTCACGATGCCTTAATAAAGGACGCAACATTACGGCGAGGACGTGAGGGCGTCTTGCAGATGAAGAAAGGTAAAGGAGCCTAAAGATGAATAGATTGAATTTCTGGGATGCCGCAATGCGGCAATCTGATGGGGAAACTGGATCGGAACCGGCGACTGACCCCTCGCCCGAACCAGAAGCCCCTGTGGCCGATGCGGAAGTCGGTGGTGAGGCACCTCCCCCTGAGCCTGCCGACACTTCAGCGCAGCCTCCAAAGGGCTTGCTGGACCGCATCGGCCAACTTACACGACAGAAGAGGGAACTGGAAGAGCGGCTTGCGCAGGTTGAACAATACCGTCAGGCTCCGCAGCAGGGCGAGGTTGACCCGCGTGACATCAATTTAGAAATCCAGTATCAAGCGCAGCAGCTGGCAAAGCAGCAGGCGTGGAAAGATACGACGGATCGAGTTTGGAATGAAGGGCTGCAAAAGTATGGCGATTGGGCCGCGCAGCTTAACATGATGTCTCAGATTCTTGGCGGCATTCCGACGACCTTGACGGAAGCTGCGATTGAGACTGGGATGCCACATGAGGTTCTTTACCATCTGGCGAAGAATCCTGATGAGGCCGCGAGGATTGCAATGCTGTCGCCGACGAAACAGGCTGTGGCGGTTGCAAAAGTTGCGGGAAGTCTGAATTCCCCGAAGAGGGTTTCGAGCGCTCCGGCGCCGATCTCTCCGAAGGTGAGTGGAAACGGGAGTGCTCCGGCGTCACTCGACGATCCTAACCTCTCGATGGATGAATGGGCGAGACTGCGTAACGAACAAGAGCGCGCTCGCCGAAAAGGACGGTAGGACTCCTTAGTCCTACCCCGGCTGACCAAGGGTTAATTGGTCTGGGCTACCCGTTAAAGCGACGGACGCGGGAACCGTCAAGATCGGCACAGGGACTCCCCGTTTGCCTATTTTGAAACCCGCGCTCTGCGCTTTAACAGGAGGCCCAAGTGGCTAATACGCTTCTTACAATTAACATGATTACGCGCGAAGCCGTGCGTCTCTGGAAGAACACCAACTCGTTCATCCAGCATATCGACACGCAGTATGACGATCAGTTCGCCAATGTCGGCGCGAAGATCGGCCAGAGCCTGCGTATCCGCCTGCCGAATGACTACACGGTCCGCACCGGCCCGGTGGCTCAGCCGCAGGATACGACTGAAACCAACACCACGCTGACGCTCGCCACGCAGAAGGGCGTGGATGTGTCGTTCAACTCGGTTGAGCGCACGATGAGCCTCGATGATTATTCGAAGCGCGTTCTTGCCCCGGCTGTTAACAATCTGGTCGGCGCGGTTGCTGCGGACATCATGGGCGGCGTGGAAGGCGGCGTTTCGAACCTCGTCGGTAATTTCGACTCGGGCGGCAATCTGCTGCGTCCGACGCTGGAGACCTGGCTGCAGGCCAAGGCCCTGCTGTCGATTCGTTCGGCCCCGACCGACTCCCGCAAGTTCATCCTTGATCCCGTCACCATGGCCCGCACGGTCCAGAATCTTTCTGGCCTGCTTAACCCGGCCACGGAAATCTCGGAGCAGTATCGCCGGGGTGAAGTTTACAACGCGATTGGTTTTGACTGGTTTGAGGATCAGACCGTCATCAAGCACACGACTGGCGCCTATACCGGCACCATGACTGTGAATGGTGCGGGTCAGACCGGCAACACCATCACGACCAACGCGCTCGGCGGCCCGCTGAAGCAGGGTGACATCATCACGTTCGCTGGTGTGAACGCGGTGAACCGTATCACCAAGGTTTCGACGGGCTCGCTTCAGCAGTTCGTCGTCACGGCGGATGCGGCGACGGGTGCGACCAGCATCTCGATCTATCCGGCGATTGTTCCGCCGTCTGGCACGGCTCCGGTGCAGTATCAGACCGTCACGGCCTCCCCCGGCAACGGTGCGGCCATCGGCATTCTGACGCTCGCCTCCAGCGTGTATCGCAAGAACATTGCGTTCGTGCCGGAAGCGGTGACGATGGCGACGGCGGATCTGGAACTCCCGAAGAACATGCAGGAGTCTGCGCGGGAACGTATGGACGGTGTGAGCCTCCGTATGGTGACTGGCTTCGACATTAAGTCGGACCAGTTTATCACCCGTCTCGACATCCTGTATGGCTATGTCTGGGTTCGTCCGGAGTGGGCCGTGGTCGTCGCGGACATCATTTAATCTGGGATGGGGGCTTCGGCCCCCTTCCTCTTCTAAGCAAGGAGCTAGGTTATGGCACGACAGAAGCAGCAGTTTCTCGGAATCTATGAAAGCATGGATTTTGAGCCTTACGTTTTTCAGGAGTATCCGAAGGTCGTTGGTTATCGCGATGCTGCGAAGACCGACCCGATTCTCGTGAACAACGCGAAGGAAGAAGTTGATTTTATCACGACTGGATCGCCGGGCGCGGTAAAGTCGAAAGAGGAAGAATTGAAGGCTGAACTGGACCGGAAGGCTGTGGAGCTTGAACAGGCTAAGGAACAGCTTGAGGCCATGAAGAAGCCGGAAGGTTTGAAGCTGCCGGAGAAGAAGTAAATGCCGACTGTATCCAAGCAGCAGTTCTTAGGCGCAGTTTCTGCAACTGCGGACATGAACACCCTTTACGCGGCGCTTTCGGCGGACGCGAATGATCCTGCTTGGATACAGTTTGTCTCCGCGGTTTGCATTTCGGACAGTGATGCTCTTGCGCTTCTGGCGCAAACGACTTTCGGGTGGTCAGCAGGGGATTTAGCGAATGTCTTCTCGCTCGCGGCGACCTTGCCGGGGGCGAATTCTTCTTGCAGCGTTTCGCCAACTCCGACTCCGACGCCTATCGGCGGAGCGACCTATACGGCGCTCGACATTATCACCTTGGCGTTCAAGGACGCGGGTATTCTGGGTGTGGGCCAGACCATGCTTCCAGACGACGTGAACGACGCGCTTGTGCGGCTCAACATGATGATCGCGCAATGGAGAGTTAAGCGTTGGCTTGTCTGGCACCTTGTTGACAAAAGCGTGGTTTCGACTGGGGCGCAGAGCTATACGGTCGGGCCGGGCGGCGACATTGATGTGGCCATGCGGCCAGATAAGTTGGAAAGCGCGTTCTTCAGAATGCTGCCGGGGGCGAACGGGACACAGGCTGTTGACTACCCCCTTCAAATCCTCTTCTCATATGAGGATTATGCACGGATTTCGCTGAAGACTCTTGTGTCGTTTGCGAACTGCATCTTTTATGATAGTGCGTATCCGCTCGGCAAAATTTATCCGTGGCCGATCCCGCAGGCAAACATCTACGAAGTGCATCTTCTGCTCAAAGAAGTGCTCTCAGACTTTCCGTCTTTGACGACTCAGTTCGCTTTTCCTCCTGAGTATTACGCGGCGATCCATTACAACCTTGTAATTCGCCTGCGGATGGCTTACAGGATGCCGGAAGATGTCGGCCTTGCGGGGCTGGCAAAAGACGCTTTGGAGACTCTGCGGTCGGCGAATGCGCAGATTCCATCCCTTGTGATGCCTGATAACTTGGTCCGTCCGGGCGTCTACAACATTTACTCGGACCAGACGAGGTAAAGACATGCCTATCCCGCAGCCTTTTGTTGATGGTCCCCGACTCATCGACGGGACTGATCTGAATAATGCGCTGGCGCAGCCTGCTTGGCAGACCAATCCTGGCCTGACTGCGTTGGCCGGTGGTGGTCGGACTGGCGCAACGCAGATGGTTTATGGAACTAATCAGGTCTCGACTGTTGCGTCGGCTTCGGACAGCGTGGTGCTTCCGGCAGGTGTGCCAGGCGGTGTCGTGGTTATTCGTAACTCTGGTGCGAACTCGATGCAGGTTTTCGCGCAGGGCTCCGACACGATTAATGGCACGGCCGGTGCGACTGGTATTGCTCAGGCAAATGCGAAGACTGCGATCTATTTCGCGGTTAATGATGTAGCTGGCGTTACGACCTGGGTTAGTCTTCTGTCGGCCTAAGCCCATTAATGACGCGGTGTAAGGTGGGTTTAAGATGCCTCAACTACAACTTGTGCAAGGTGCTTATACGGCAAGGAGCGTGATCGCAAACGCTCAGCGCTGCGTGAACTTGTATCCTGAGATGAACACGAAGGATGCGGAAGTTCCTTATACGCATTACTGCACGCCGGGGCTGGTCACGCTGGCTCAGGGAATTGTTGCGGAGGTTCGCCAGCTTTACACCGCGTCGAATGGGAAACTTTTCGCGGTTATTGGGAATACTGTTTATTACGTGCCGGATACGTTTGTGTTGCAGGC